ACAGCACCTGAATTGCGACTTCCCAGTGGCGCTGGGCCGTTCGCGGTGCCACCCCGAAACGCTTGCCGATGTCGTACCAGCGCCAGCGTTCGGCCCGCATCCACACCAGCTTTCGCTGCTCCACCTCCAGACACCGGACCCACTGCATGACCACGAGCATGCGTTCAACCTCTGCAGGCGTGGGCGGAAATCGGTAGACCGGCGCATCGTCACTGGCCATACGCTCGTACTCCGTGCGAACGATGGTGGGCCAGACGTTGAAGTGGCCCTGCACCCTCACCGGTGGCAGGCGATGTGCCGTGCGTGCGGCCTCGATGAGCCAGTTGGCGACGTCGTCCGTCGTCCATGCGAGTGTTGCTGCAACCATGTCATCCCTCCTGTGTGTCCAAAGCCCAGTGCAAGAGCGCCAAGGCATCCGCTTCGTTGTCGTCGGTCACCGGGTGCCCCAGTGCCCGCATGGCCTGCATGACCTCGTCCTTGCTGGCGTTGCCTTTGCCGGTGGCGTGGCGTTTGATCGTTCCGACTGGTACGCCCTGGTACGGCAGGTTGTGGTGCTCGCACCAGGCGGTCAGCGTGGCCAACAGGCCGCCATAGACATGGGCTGCATCCACCCCGGCATGCCGGCGCACCTCTTCGAAGTACACGCTGTGGATGTCGCTGGCCAGGTGGCGCATGTCGCTGAGCCAGCGCTTGAATCGCAGGTAGCGCATGCCACCGCCCTCATAGCGGCTGGGCCGGAAGCTGGTGAATCCATGGGCGAGTTGACCGTCCATCGTTCGCATGGCCCATCCGGTGGTGGTGCCCAGATCGATCGCAAGGACCACGGTGCGTGATGCCGGCACCGGATCGACCGAGTGGGCAAGATCCCTACGTAACGGAGAGAGGGCATCAGCCCCCTCTCCTACGTAGTAGGAGGGGGAGATTTCGCCAACTTCAGAAGTGGCAGAAAGTGAATAAAAACAAGGACTTGGCTCAGTTGGCAACTTTTGCCAACTGCCAACTGCCAACTGAACCGGAAAATGGCTAAGTCGTTGATTCGTAATGGAATTAAGTTGGCAACGGTCTGCCAACTGAATCCAGTTGGCAAAACTTTGCCAACTTCCGCCCCTGTTTTTGCCAACTTGCTCCTGCGTGCTCTTGTGTGTGCCATCGCACAGATGCTGGCCAAAGCGGGCATTTTCCAAAGCGCGGCACATGATGGCGCGTGCGTGCGATTGCGCACCAATGCGTGCGCTCGCCAACGCGCCAACCGTGATGTCTCTATCTTGGCAAATCGTGTTCATTCGGACTCCTGTGGGTCATTGCTGGTTTCGGGGTAGACCCACACTTCCGGGTTCTCGACGGGCATAGCCGCCCCGGAAAGCGGGCACTTGTAGTGGGTGGGAAGGACGCGATGCGGCACCGTGGGCACCTCGCCGGTGTCCGGATCTGGGTCGCCCTGGGGCAGGTTGACCACCATGTCCTCGACGCACAGGTAGCCAAACTTGGAACGCCCAATCGAGGGCAGCCCGTAGTCCTGTGCGTTGCGGAAATACTTGATGTAGCCCTGTGTGGCCAGGGCAGACAGACGCTCGCGGATGGTGCGCTCGCCGCCCAGGCCGGCCTTGCCTTCGAAGGCTTCGGCGAACTGGTTGGCGGTGTAGCAGTTGCCCTTTAGGCTTTCGTCGAGCAGGATCTGCAGGATCACATCGAGCTTGCGCAGTCGCTCGGCATCAAGCCGATGACCATATTCCTTGAGGACCAGCCGCTCGCTGCCGTTCACGATCATCCACTGGTTATCGACCTTGTCGACGCAGCGGGTTGGCAGTCCAGGACCGTTGCGCAACTCGAAAATCAGTTGACGCACCGTACTAGCCTCATCAGGCCGGTGCAGCATCAGGCTGGCGGAGTAGTAGCTGCGCAGGCTGCTCGCGCCGGCAAAGGCCTGGAACGGATCTTCTTCGAACTGGCGTTTGGTGATTTTCTTGGTGTGATGGACCAGGATCACGCCCGCGTCCGGATTGACCGCAAGGTGCAGCTTGGCCACGCGACGCGTGAGGAAAAACATCATCGCGTCGTTGTCGTTCTCACCGCCAACACCGCCGCCGTCAAACACGTTTCGAATCGGATCGATGGCAATGATGTCTGGAGGCTCGCCAGCAAAGTGGGCGCTGATGGACTGGATCAGTTGCTCCAACCCCTCGTCGTTGAGGACCAGTTGCAGCTGGGGCGTGACCATCAGATTGCGACGGGCAAGCGCCAATGCTTCCTTGGGCAGGACGATGTTGTGCATGCGCTCCTTGAGGTACGGGTAGCGAACCTCGGCCTGGATGTAGACAACCTTGAGCGGTCGCGCAGGCACCATGTCCAAAAACGCCACGCCAGCGGCCATGTGGGCAAGCCACGCCAGCAGGAAATCGCTTTTCCCGACCTTGGGCGCACCGCCGAACACGGTGACGCAACCGTGCATGACGATCCGGTTGGAGACGAGATCAGTTGGCACAGGGGTGTCGTCATCCAGGATCTCGCCCATGGTGTAGATGGGCAGAGCCGAGGTGCTGGTCTTGACCGTGATGCGGTCGCCAGCTGAGATGAAGGCCTTGCAGTCAAAGCCTTCGGCGACCGCATCAGCTGCATCCCACTTCTCTGGTTTTGATTCGGGCGGCACAACGATGGCGACCGAGCGACTGCCCGCCGCGACGCAGGCCTTGGCTGCACTTTCTGCGTAATCCCAGCCGGGGAGATCCCGGTCAGGCCAGATCACCACATCCTTGCCCCGCAGGGGCGACCAATCGGTCTTGTCGATGGGCGCGCGCGCGCCGTTCATGGCGGTGGTGGCCACCACCCCAAGCTCAATCAAAGCCTGGGCGCACTTCTCACCCTCCACAAGCACCACCTGCCTGGCTGACGCCATGGCTGGCTGGTTGTAAAGCGGACGCGGATCAGGGGCACGCCACATCCGGGCGCGCACATCCCAGGGCCTGAACTCCTTGCGGCCAGGCTCTGGGTCATAGCGGTAGACCCGGGCGATCAGCGTGCCGTCGGCAGTTTGATAGTCCCAGATGGCGGTGTAGGGGCCAAGTTCATCGACCGGCTGCTGCCGGACGTCGCGCTTGATGGATTTGCTGATGGGTGGCGCCACGCCACACCATTGCCGAACCTCTTCAAGGATCCGGGTGAAATCTGTCTTGACGGACAGGTTGCGCGACAGGCCCCAGGCATCGAACACATCGCCACCCATATCAGTGGCGAAGTCGAACCAAAGCCCGCGTCGCGCGCCCTCCATCTCAACCACGAGGCTCTTGCCGGGTGAACCGTCAATGTCACCCACATAGAACTTCCCACCCCGGATACGCCCTTGGGGGAACAGGAACAGCAGGACGGACTCGAGCCGATCGATCAGCGCATGGCGCAATCCTTCGATATCTTCTGTCGTCCCGGGTAAGCGATCCGCTGCATCGTTGAAGTCGAAGTAGCTAGACTCATGCATCAAGACCCACCCCAGCAGCGTTCCTGCCATGAACAGAAGCGGCACTCCTGGTGGGTTGGCGTGGTCGAGATTCGGGGAAGAACTTCCCCCGCATCGGTGGCCGTGATGACACGCACCGCCCGATCGGACATGCGCTGAGCGAGGCCACCATCGAAGGGGACCAACTCGAACCAGATTTCCTGGCTGTCCTTGTTGATGGCTGTGAAGAGCGCAGGGTTCTGCGAGATCCCCGGAATGCTGGCCTCCATGTAGGCCTGATAGATCGCCATCTGCGCGGCATAGACGGGCTTGGACTTGGCCACACCGTTCTTGACTGTGTCGCGCCAGGACTTGTCGTTCATGGTCTTGCATTCCCACAGCGCGGGATAGCCCATACCCAGTGACGCCGGTCCGCTGTTCAGGATGCCGTCGACGTGTCCCTTGATGCGGCCGCGCGCCACGGAAAATCCGAACTGACCACCCTGAGCTTTGCGGGTGTACAGGTCAAACCCGATCAGGCGCAGCCAACGGATGGCGAGGTCTTCCAGTTGGTGGCCCACCTCGAATACCCGCAGCAATCGACCAGAGAACTCCCGGCCTGGATCCACAGGCGTGCGGGTGTACTCGAACTGGAGCGCACGCTCACAGGCGACTCCCAGGCGTGAAGCGCCCAGATAGTCACGCCGCGTTTGCGCGTCGCGCTCCAGCGCCAGCGCGTCATCAATGAGCGAGCCGACCTGTTCATGAAATTTGGGACGGTGATTGAAGTCCAGCATCACACCCGTCCTTGCTGCCGGCCTGCAGCCTGCGTGGCAATACGCTGCTCAAGGAAGGCACGGTCCTTGGCAGCCATGCGTTCATGCTCTTCGAGCATGCGGTCCTGATAAGCGGACACGACCACATCGATGAGTGTGAGAACCTCCTGCCGGCTGTAGTCGGCCAGTGGCCGTTGCATGCCAATGGAGCCCACGTACTCACCCAGCGGGGCCAGGCAGGACTGCATGGCGGCGATCTCCATGTCACTGGGGTCGATCATCTGCCCCTCCGTTTTGTTCATGAGCTTGGAGAAGGCCTCCTGACAGCGACGCGAGCAGAACACCCACTTGTCGTTGTGGCGAGAAGGATCCGAATGGGGCACACGAGGGTTGAACCAGCCGAACCCTTTGGCTTTGCGGTGACAGACGGCACATTTCACGCAGCCTCCAGAACCTGGTGGGCGTGGGCATCGTTGGCCGCATTGACCAGACGAACGATGGCGTTGCGGTTGAACCGGAAGGACAACAGCGCCGAGGCCTGGTAGCGGGTCAGACCAAAGTCAGCCCTCAACTCTGGCGGCAGATACTGGAGCTGCTTTGGTGTGGGCGATTCGTTGAGCCAGCGACGGGTCTTGTGCGCCGAGTCCTCGGATTCGTGGTCGTTCAGCCAGTCGTCGGCCTTGGCCATGCATACCGTGCGCTCACCCACCGCCAGCAGACAGGTGTTGATTCCCTTGCCGCCACCGATGGCATGCCAACGACCGTTGAGGAAGAAGATCCCGCCCCAGGCATTGAAACCCGTGGCCATGAGCGCGTCATCTGCGCCGAAGAGGTCGCACCAGCGAAAGTTCGAGCGGCTAAGCAAGTCGATCTCGCTCATCACGAACTTGTCGAGCACACCAGCATCCGGGGTCTCCAAGCGCTCCCATACGTGGTCACAGAACGGACACTCCATCACTGCCAAAGGCACGATGGCACCGCATTCCGGGCAATCCTTGGTGGGTGCCTCCCCATCGTGGTCATGCCCTTCAAGATTGACCTCTTGCTCCAGTGCGCCGTGCATGAGGCTGGCCGTGCCGAAGTCCAGCACGATGCAGTCGGTCTTGACCAGACCCGGGAACTCCTGCGGATCAACCGTGCGAAGACCCCGGCCCACCATCTGGATGAAGGTGGACTTGTAGGAACTCGGGCGCAACAGGACCACGCAGGATGTAGGCGTGTAGTCGTAACCCTCGGTCAGGACTGCAACATTGACCACCACCTGGGCGTTGCCGTTTTCATAGGCAGCCAACCGATCCTTGCGCTCGACATCAGACAACTCACCATGAATCAGGACGGCATTGATGCCCGCTTGATTGAATGCCGTGCAGACATCCGTGGCGTGCTCAACGGTTGAGCAGAACACGATGGTCTTGCGGTCACGCGCCTTAGCCTTCCAATTGGTGATCACGGACTCCGTGATCAGGGTCTTGTTGAGGATCGACGCGACCTCGTTCATGTCGAAGTCGATGGCGGTGCGCCGCACCTTGCGCAGGGCTTCCTGTGTGCCGACATCAATGACGTAGGTCCTGGGCGGTACCAGATGACCGCTGGCGATCATCTCGCCCAGGGTGATCTGGTCGGACAGGTTACTGAACACCTCACGCAGCCCCTTTCCATCACCCCGGTTCGGGGTGGCGGTCAGGCCACAGATGGCAGCCTTCGGGTTCTTGACCAGCACCTGGTCGATGACCTCGCGATAGCTGGGCGAGACAGCGTGATGCGCCTCATCAATGACCAACAGGTCCAGTGTTGGCATCTGCTCCAGATTGGCCTTGCGCGAGAGCGTTTGCACCATTGCGAAGGTGGCGTTGCCATCCCAGGACTTTTCGTTGGCGTCGTAAACCGAGGTCTTTAGACCAGGATTCACGCGCCCGAACTTGGACCGGTTCTGCCCGGTCAGTTCGGTACGGTGGGCCAGGATGCAGGCCTTGGCATCGGGCTCAACC